CTCCTCATAACCAAGAAATCCAAATGATAGCCAGTCTGTGTTCTCATTTTCGCTTTCCAGCGTTCTTCGGATGTCGGTATTATTAGTATCTCGAAAATATTTCTGTGAAGCCAGCCATCCAAATAATACTAAAGTCATCACAATATCGTCATGATATCCCTCATCCGCTCTATAGGTATTACCTTGTTGGGTAAACGTAGATAGTTCGGAAATAGTCTCAAAATCATGAATAATGAGTTTTTCTCGTTCAATGAGAGTTTTGAGGTTAGAACACCCAATTCGTTTGACGGATTCAGTCATACGTAATCCCATTAGTACACGTCGTTTGAATCCTGCAGAGACTTTGACACCGCGTTGTTGAAATCCTTCTGTTCGAAAGAGATTTTCATATTCCAAATCATGATGAAGTGATTCCGCCACTTGAGATCCCACATCATTCAATTCGATTAAAATAAACGCTCGATTATAGTTCGTCCCCACGGTAGAAATAATCGTTGGTAGTAACAGTGGAGGAATTGTAGCATTTTGATACTTGGCAACCTGACGATACGGCATCGAAGTGATATCAAACACGCTAAATGCAGACGCATCTTGATCTAATCCATGAGACACATCACACGTAATGATATAAGTGTGTCCCTCAATCGGATCTTCATAGATATCTAAGTGTTGTTCTTTGCGTAACGGAACATGATAAACGAGCTTAGATAATACCGATCCAGCGATCAGTGTATCTGATGAGCCCAAGAAGTCACACAACACTTCCTGTCTAAATTTCACATCTCCCAAAACTTGCAGTTGTTTCTCCATCCAATCATGATCCCGTTCTGGATGTGATTGCCATGGGAAAGAGAGTGACTGAAATCCATTTCGCTTTTCTTCTGCATCTATCCAAAACTTATAAAAGTGATTTAGCCCATTGGGAGTAGACGCGATGAGAATCTTAGTTTCTTTACCAGACGAAATTGTGGGGAATATTGAAGTGAAAAACTCATCAGCGATATTATTGTGAACATGCGCGAATTCGTCTAAAAACACCAAACTCAATGAATATCCACGAATACCAGATGAACTGGTTGCGGCCGCTAAGACTCGTGATCCGTTCTCTAAAGCAATTGAACCCTTATTCCATTCGATAACGCCCTGTTGAAGCCAAAGCGGCAAATGTTCATAAGACAATTTGATACGCGACAGAATTTCTCGTGCGATTACAGCCTTATTTGCTAAAATGGCACAGACCTTATTATCATGAAACAAAATATACCACAGAAAGAACGCTGCAGTGGTGGTGGTTTTCCCCATCTGACGAGGAAGCCGCACAATCACTTTATTCTCTTTCACAAACGAGTCAATGATGTGTTTTTGAAATTCAAACAAATTAAAGGCAATGAGCCCACGATCCACATGAATAATTTTGACATATGTGCTAATAAAGTATTCACAATCCGTCGCACATCGTTGGTATTCCTCGATCTGTTCTTGTGTAAAAGCAACAGGAACTCCCACGCATTTCAAATTGGGATTATTCAAATACGATTCGTTCATGATTTGAGATGGTTCCGCAGTTCTTTCGTAGTTCCCACAAACACCGCGTTTTTCACGTGAATAGGTGCATTCTCTGTGGATGCAGTTTTCTCTGAGAGTTCCAGTTCTTTCTTATGAATCTCCATCAAATCTTTATTCAAATCAGACATGGTTTTCATTAATTGAGTTGCCACTTCATAAGCGCGAGGATGCTGCGAATCATTCGCGATTCGAATGAGATTCTGAAGCGTAGGAATGCCGGCATCAATCAATGCGCGAATATTCTCACGCGCATATGTTGCATCATTCGTCTGGGTGCCATCAGTGGCCACAGGCGCTGACACCGTAACTGATGGTAGAACAGGCGACAGAGCTGTTCTGTCTAAAATTTCCACTAAAGTGTCATCCGTCATAGTGTATTAGGAAATTCAGTTAATTGTTCAGAATAACCAAAGTCACTGCTTACATTGGCTGACAAGGGTTTTTGTTGTATCTCAATAATTGCAATTTTTAATGCGCTTGTTTCTGTTTTGGTTACTGTGACACTGGCATGTGAGGTATCACCAATAATGACATCATGAACATTAAAAACGTCAGTAGAACTCGCACCAACAATCAAAAGTTTTTTTAGTGTGCGTTTCCACGCCAGTACTGTTCCCAATGCAGCAGTAGAATCAACAGAAGTGGCGTGCGAGTGAACATTCGACGTAGTGTGTCGATGAGATCGCACTGTCTCTCCTTCAAGGAAATCTTGATTACTGATATGCGTAACATAGACTGTTTGTAATTGACGATTCAAAGTGTCATGATAGAAATTGGTAATCGTGCCACCCGTATTGCCGCTATTTGCAATATTCCCTATAGTGATATTCGTATTTGCCGAAGGTCCAAAGAAGTATCCCTTTAGTGTAAAGTTAAATTGCCAAATAATCAATCGAGTGCTACCAGCAATTGCTGGACCTTCATACTCAATCGTTTGATTCACACCAGTAAGCAGAATAGGAATATCTCGTTTTAACTCCATGTCGGGTATTAACGTGGCACTCACGATAAAGTCAGGCTGAAAATAGGGCAAAATTTGTTCTGCGATTTGAGTACCATCTTCAATATTGCGCGCATAGAGATTCAATGAAAAATCAATATTGTAGGGAGCACCAGTATAGAGACTTTTTAGTGAAGTGTTTCCCGCAGTTGGGCCTTGAAGTTTCAATGTATTCTGTTGTTTTCGTTCGGGGTCATAGGTGATGCGATCAATCTCAAACGATAATCGCGGCACAGTGACCATAACCGATTTCGTCAAGGTGGGGTCTGATTGAATTCGCGTCAACCATCTTTCTTTGGGACCATACGCCAGCGGCACCTTAAATGTTTCTTTTTGTGTACGATCTTGCGTATAACGTGTTAGATAGAGTCCATTAAAAAGTGTTCCAAAAATGACGACGTATTTGCGTATGAGTCGATGGTAGAAGTGTGTAAACATCAGAATGAACCTTCACTAAACGGATTCGTCTCCGAGAAGTCAATGATACTGTCCGCTTCTTGCTGAATGAGTTTATTATCAATGACGTCTTCAGTGGCGAGTTCCAACGGCGTATTCGTGTCTGTTGAGGTTAACGTCCAGGCAGCATTACTACTTGCACCACGAATCAAGACATTAGAGGTAAACGTTCCCCGAACACGAATAGCATCAATCGTGCGAGTGCCTGGAGTCCAATTGCGTACAATTGCTTGCACAGTTGCGGATGCGAGATTCGCACCTTGATAAATGATTTCGGTATTGCTGGAATCAAAAGTCCCTGATCCACCAACAGCAACCACGAAATTGGTCCCACGATACTGATCAAGAATCTGATTGTCGATTTCATCAATCCCTGTTGCAATAATTTCATCTGAGAAGACAAACTGTTTCAGACGTAAACTATAAACATAGACATTTCCACCACGTCCACGCCCCAGGGTATACATCATGGCTTGATTATTTTCGTGTTCGACATGAGTGATTTCAAAAAAGTTTTGTATTAGGGGTACATATACCAGATCACCCTCGCGCGGGCGAGTCATATTTGGTACATTTGTTTTGAATCGACGACGCGAAACTAACAGACTCATTTCATCACGAATTTCCAAACCAAACTTGGAGATAAAGTCCCCCTCACCCTCCATGGCGGTAGTGTTCTCTAAATACATCTCTATCGCATGGGCACTGGTATATTGCTTAGTGGGATCTTCGCCGTAAAGAGTATCTATTCCAAGGGTGGTGTTGCTACGACCCGTGCGAGGCAAATAATACACGGACATGCCATGAATGCCCAGTGTCTCAATGACCAAATCCTCAACAAGCAGTTGCTCGTTGGTGACATGATCATTTGGGAAAAAATTAAAATATGGATTAATTGACATATTAACCTAGAAACATATCTCCAGGCAACACATTCATCTGGTGCATAGATTCTTCTAGGTCTTTAATCTCGGTTACAGCTTCGTCATAAATCTGTTGTCCATTGAGCATTACGCCACCAGGCATTTGTATGCCACTGAACTTTTTGAGATTCGTACCCCATTGCTTTTTCAACAGGGCCGTCGCATATTTTTTCAAAAATCGGTCATTCCAAATATCAGCATATCCCGGAATTGTCGCAGTTAGTCCTGACGCAGTATTTGCAAACGCTGTAACTGTTTTCATGATGGTGGAAGAACTAATGTTAGCAATCGTCGCTTGAGTGTTGCCGATGTAGATAATGTCCCCTTCGATAAAATCTAAATCAATCGTGGTGCCAGTGCCTGTCACGGTATTAGAATTTGCCGTAGTTGCGAAGGTACCAGTGACAGTCACCAATTCTCCATTGAGACGCCGATAACATTCTAAAATGACCCAGGTACCTGGTTGCAAATCTCGTACCCAGTCCTGATCAATATACACTTTATTCAGATGACGATTGAATCGAAATTGAGGTGTTCCAGAGAACAACAAATTAAGCGTCCGCAGATGCTGCATCGTAATCTCATAAGAGACATACGACACCGAAGTAAAGTCATAGAGATCATGCAAACGTAACTGATACCGAAGATCAAACATATTGACACTGGCATTGCTCTGATCAAACGGAAAAATTCGTGTTACACCGATGATTGAGTCGGGGCAATAAATCCAGCGACGAGCGTAATCTTCTGATGTAATCTGATGAGTGACAAACACTCTTTCCGTGCCGTTATAATGATAATCATCCCAAAAGAGCTTGGCGTCATCGACTCTATCGCTAATCTGATCGTTATCCAGATTCACTTCAATGACGGGGTGCCCCAGTTGTCTAAGACAGTAATCAATAAATTGTGCGCGTGTTTGTGGTGCTGACATAGAACTCCTCAGAAAAGAAAAGATAATTCTTAAAGTATTTATACTTTAGGTCTGTTGGGGTCATCCATCAAATACCCTGTTTTACTACAGTATTTCTTAGTGGGGTCAAACCGATCATAGTTGAATAGGTGCCAGTTAGGTTCGCCTGGGCAAATGCGTTTCCCATGAAAGTAATCCCCAATATGCGTAATCAGCGGGGTCCCATCAGACTGCTTGACTACGGCTGAACACGCACCTGGGTATTTCCACTCTAAATATTTGAAAATCATTCCTTCATTGAGATTAAACCGATAATAGTCTACGAAGGGTTCGCGCACCACCCAGCCAGGATATAGACTTGCAATTATCGAAAAGACTTCGCGAGTACGTTCAAATCGATACGCTAACCAAGTTTCATCAGTTTCGCGAAGTAATCGAGGATCATCCCAGGTATACCATGGTTGTCGCTTGAGCACCGTTTGAACTATCGAGGCATCGGATTCTATCAACCCAATCAAGTCATCAATCTTGACGGGCTGAGTAATGACAACATCATCTTCTTGATGCCAAATATAATCATATTGTCGATCTCGAATAAGATTGAAAAACTCAGTCCATGTCACCGATAATCCCCTATTTTCTTCATGAAGAATAATCTCTGTGTAGCCATAGGTTTCTACCAGCATGCGCACGAGATGATTATTGCGCCCCTGTGGGTAGTCATCAAAGAAGATTTTGTGAACGGTATGTGATCCAAAATCTAAATGTGACTGAGCTTCCAGAGTTTGCGTGAGATATTCAATCCGATTTGTGGAAAAGATTACTTGACAAATTTTCATACTTTCAACCACTCTGGATGAGACAAAAACCAAGTCACCACTTGATGAAGTCTTTCCGAGACCTTCTGTTGAGGAGACCATCCTAGTGTTTGTAATCGTCCTCCATCTAACGCATAGCGTAAATCATGCCCAGGACGACTGCTATGAAAATCCACGAATTCAGCATGTAATGATTTGTTTTGAATTTTGGCAATATATTGCGCTAGTTCATAGTTGTCCCATTCTTCTGGACCTACGAGATTGTATTTGGGACACAAACACACACCATTCCCAACTAAGTGTTCAGCAGGTTGTGTTAAGAGAAAATACAATCCATCTGCTACATCAGAAGCATGAATATAATGTCTTGATCCCGCTTTGGTTTTAGTCGCATTAGCATGAATAGAGATCTTTTCTCCTGTTGCTATTCGACGAATACACAACGGAATAAACTTTTCTGGATGCTGACGCTCTCCAAAGACATTCATCGTGTGAGTGACTAGAATCGGCATTTTGTAAGTGTTATGAAATGCAACTGCTAATTCTTCTCCCCCAGCTTTGGACGCAGAATACGGATTAGTGGAGTTATATCGATCATATTCTTGATACTTAATGTTCGCTGGGGCAGGACCAAAAATTTCATCGGTGGAAAAATACACTAGACGTTCTAATTGTGATAATGATCGAGCCCATTGAAGCAAATTGCCTGTGCCCACGACATTATCCATAACGAATTCCATTGGATATTCAATAGATCGATCTACATGACTTCCTGCAGCCAAATGCAACACATAATTGACATGAGGCCCAATCATCTTAGCAGTTAAAGGAGAAATCTCAGATTTCAAGTCATGCCACACAATCCTCACTCGTTGACGAACTTCTGGCGATACTGTAATTAACACATCCGCTAGACGATTCAAATTACCTGAAAAATCTAAACGATCTAGACAGATGAGATTCCAGTTGGTTTTTTCTAAGAGATAGACTATTACATGATGCGCAATAAATCCTGCTCCACCAGTTATTAGAACTGTTTTCATAATTACCACTCCGCATTAAAAAAGAATAATTGAAAGAGTCGCCCATCATTCTTAGTAGCACCAAAATAATCGAGTGACATATGAAACAAATTGCCTCGATAAAGTGCAAGTCGATTATACCGATTGCTGATGACATCACACAAGTCCCACTTTGTCATATCTTGGGCTTCATAATCCGTCGTCACATATTCATATTGCCCTGATACTTTATGACGAAATAAACCAGTCCCCGCAGTGTGCGGAGCGTTGGGTGTCAAATAACACACGCCTGCCCAGTTATTGAAATGATCACTATGAATCCAGCTGCGGTCAGCGGCGGTCGTATATTGAAAAGAACCAGTAAACCCGTCTTGCGCGAACCACTCAGTTACTTGCCCTCCATGTTGACGGATAATGTGTTGAATCGTCTCTTTGACATCCTCTGTTAAAAAGGATTTGGTACGAACTCCAGGATAATTGCCTCTGATCTCAAACGCTTGATTGAGCGCGAATTCGCGGACCGCATCAGGATTTGTATAGAAGTCATCCACGATAATCACATTGGTTCGCATAGCATCCTCCTCAATACAGCAAGAATCTCCCATCAGGGCTTTGCCATCCCAACACCTGAACCGGCAGCGTCACAATTGATGCGCGATAATCGTTCAATAAAAAATACAACAGCGTTTCTATGTCATAATGTATCATTGAGGGATGTTTTAGTATACTGGCCATGCCTTGATATAACTGCGTAAACGTGGGCAAATGATGTTTGCCATATCCATAGAACACACTACAATACTGGTTTAATCTATTATGCCCTTCTTTGTGACGCAAATCAACTTTATCATATCCCCAGGTTGAATTCCATTCAAATGATAGGGGCATTTTGAAAAAGATTTGATTCAGACGATCTTCAGTAAAGACATTTGCATGATATGCGGATGTCAAAAGATACCGTCCACTCATTTTGAATAAGAAGTCATACTGCTGAAGTTCTTGGTGATAGGCAACCAAAAAGTTTCGTAGCATCAACGATTCTCCTAAACTTTTATTTGGATGCCGACGAATCAATTCATACTCAGCGGGAGTCGTCAAATCGCGAATCGGCACAAATATACAGCGAGGAAAGAAACGTGGAAGTTCAGTCGCATAGCGAATATACTGCTCACTCGCATCCACAACATAAATGGTTGCGGTCGGATTATGACAGATGAGATTGTTGATAGTTGCGATAGTTTGTCGATAGCGTTCCGCAGTAGAAAAATAAGATCGTGTTTGCGCGTAAGAAAGTGGTGCGGTATCAATCTCTATACAGGAACTAATATACACTGCGTTGCTCATGCGTAAAAATCCTGTCGTAAGATGCGTTGAAAATACACATCAAATTGAGGATGCACCACGTCATCCGTATAATACGTCGTTGCATGAGTGAGACAGGTGTGGGAATCAATACGATCTAGTGATTCAAGAGCGGTGACAAATGATCGAAAATCTTTACAGCGATAGCCTGTAATACCATGTAAATTTGTTTCAGCAAATCCTCCCCAATCCGTCGTAATGGCGGGAGTGCCGGAGAGTTGGGCTTCGACAACAATATTGCCAAATGGTTCTAGATAATACGTGGGTGCCATTAAGGCTTTCGCGCGTGACAATAATTGTTTGCGCTGAGTGGGATTGACATACCCCACACATTCAACATGTTTTGGAGTATTAGGATAATTAAGATGTATTAAAGATCCAGGACCTGCAATCACTAATCGCTGCCCTGTGCGTTCTGTTGCTTGAATGCAAATATCCACACCCTTATCTCGCGTCACTCGTCCTAGATATAAAATATAATCTTCTTTCTCTGCTCCACTGCGATACTCAAACTCACTGGGTGTAAATGCATTGGGGATCACAGTATCAGTCCACGACGGTGAACACAACATCTGCCGCTGCCCATAATAATAGTGCATTTGCGAGTAGGACGTGAATGCGCGATAGGGTGCAAACACACACTCAGTGCGATAGCCAATAGAAGGTTCCACAACAAAGACATTTGGGTGCGCAGCAACAGCAGCTTGTTGCGTGTTGCCCCAAAACACAAGCACCAAATCATTCGGATGTTTGCGTTGCCCAATTGCATCTGAGGCGCGGCGATTGAATAGTGTGGCCAGTTTGTCATCATGCAAAAACATTTGATGTTCATTTGGTGGTGGCAATTCGTGATTGTAGATGGTAGTAATATTCTCACAGGATACAACAGATGATTCATGCCCGTAATGATAGACATGATATCCATAGGATTGCAGATATGTAATGAGTTTTGAAATAGCAACATTGAACGGATCAATGCGATATCGCAGATCCGTGATACCATAGGGATTTGAGAGAATATGTACGGTCACAGGAGTCATCATATACACATCATCACATGAGGGGAACGAGTTTATTTATTCTACTTGTTGTACTGTATACCAGGCATTATGGTAATGTCATGAACAATCGTGCCTACTCTTCTCGTTTAGTCCAGCGAGTTTTTACGGATTGAATATGCGAATAAAATGGCTCAATCTTGGGTGTCTCGTCTCGATCCATTGCATGCCAAATCGTATCCAGTTGATCCCCAATAGAGCCATAGTCTTTTCGACGCAGATCGCGAATAACACGATCAATCACTTCGTCGTTAATTGTCAACCCCCACTCCTGACAATAGGTGAAATCAAATCCAGACGGCACTGTTGGTTGCATCGTCAGCGCAGCATGATCAGTATCTGAGAGAACCAGAAAGGCGGAGCAATCTGGTTTTTGTGCGATAATCACACTGGTGGGATGCGCAATGGGTTCTTGTGGTGTTCCCCAATAAGATACAAAATTACTCGCCAACAATTGATAGAGCTTCATGAGAGTTCTCCTGTGCAATTAGCGAAGTTACAGAAGCTGCATTTTCTAACAATAACTGTACTTCCTGCGATTCAATCAACGGGGGCTGTGCCGCAGGAATAAAGCCCAGCGCTTTGACGGCTTGAAATGTCGTCGGGTTACTCATCGCATTGCGGATCGTGGCGGGGTTCGGGCGTCCCTGCGCGATGATTTCTGATTGCAAATCCCGAATCATCTTGACCGTAAACTCCTGCACCGCATTGACTTCAAACATTTGTTCATCGGTATATCCGGCAATGCGCGTCGGTTCCGCATATTCATAACACTCATCAAGCAGCCGCTTGAGACACTCAATCTCCTGCCGATTTAATTCAAACGCCTCTTCCGTAATGACGTTGTGTGATTCCAGTTCCACCAGCTCGGCTTCTTTCGTGGTAATCTGGTGCTTCGGTGCCCCAGTGGCTTTCATATGGTCGATCTCTTCATACATGGCACGCGTTTTCAAGGCCCCCACTTCTTGTAACGCCGCTGCACGAATGCGCCCCTCCAGAAATCCCTTGAGCGTTTTGATCTTCTCCCATGGGGTTTCCCCAATCACCATATACCGATAATTAAATTCACTGTTCAATTTTGATGGCATTGTGTAAGTTCCTCCATAATATTTATACCGTTAATGAAAATCCTGCTGCCGCAAGAGCGTGTCGTGCCGTGCCCACCCCAGTGACATCGGAGCCGACGACACCGGTATTGGTGACGAGGTTGGTCATGGAGACGTTTGTTGAGGTGTATCCATACCCAAAGATCGCTTTATCCGTACCATAACCCGCCGCAGCAAGATTTTGTCGTGCCGTCCCCACCCCCGTGACATCCGACCCCACGACACCCGTATTGGTGACGAGATTGGTCATCGAGACGTTTGATCCAGTGGTCCCATACCCAAAGATCGCTTTATCAGTGCCATAGCCAGCCGCAGCAAGAATGCGTCGTGCCGTCCCCACCCCAGTGACATCAGACCCCACGACACCTTGATTCGTCACCAAATTGGTCATCGAGACAACTGATGAGGTGATCCCATACCCAAAGATCGCTTTATCCGTGCCATAGCCCGCTGCCGCAAGCTGGTATCGTGCCGTCCCCACCCCAGTGACATCGGACCCCACGACACCCTGGTTGGTGATGAGATTGGTCATTGAGA